GACGAGATCAAAAACCTATGGTTCTCCTGCATCTTCGGCAATGCACGGCGTGAGATGGTGCAGGTCAAAGCTGATGGCAACTACTACCTTGAATTAATGCCACGCATCAGACGCTTCTGGGCATACGTTGCTGATGACAAAGAACCACCACGCCATGTCAAGCCAGCCAATGTGTCTATCGATACGGTTGCCATCAACAAGATGACAGCGCGTGACATGACAGGTGACAACCAGTTTGCCAGCTATGCGCATGACTACATCGAGACCAAGGCAGCGCACAAGCACCATGAGATTTGCAAGAAAGAGTTGAAGCAGATGATCGCAGTCAATGAGCGTGAGATCTACAACGACAACCTTGCAATACGCCGAGCCGCTAATGGCTCACTTCGCTTTGTCGAACAGAAGGAGGCTTCGTAATGACAGGCATCAACACACAGAGCGGCATGATCCTGCGTGATTTGCTGGAGGGTAAAAAGATCACACCCATCAGTGCAATCAAAGATTATCACTGCATGAGACTAGCTGCTCGTATTCTTGACCTGCGGAAAGACGGTCATGACATCACCACAACCATTGTCCACTCAGGCGATAAGCAGTGGGCAGAATATAAAATGGCGCAGGCTAATGATAATCAACCTGCGCCTGTCAAATAAGATTGGAGATCTATCTTGACAGTTCAACCTATCAAAAAGGATGCAAAGGTGAAAGCCCCTATGAATCCAAAAAACTTTGATGAGGCAATGCTTGCCTTCCAGAAACTAGCCGTAGCTGCAACCAAGGACGGCAAGAACCCACACTTCAAGAGCAAATACTCTACGCTTGAAGAGGTAATGACTGCGTCACGCCAAGCCAATCAGTTCGGCCTGTACTTCATGCAACCATTGCAGATGATACAGATCGGCGAACAGATTGTGCAGGTTGTGCAGACTGAGATCACGCATGCACCTACTGGTGAGAAGCGTATGAGCCAGTGTCCTGTTCGATCACAAGATCCCACCAACCCACAGAAGATGGGCAGTGGTATCACCTATGCCAAGCGTTACGCATTGCAAGCGGCGTTTGGTCTGCCGTCAGAAGATGATGACGGTAACGCCGCATCAAGCGGTCAACCAGCCAATCAAAATACCGAGTGGCGCAAACCTAAGACTGGAGATCTAAATGAATTCTAAACCTATTGTTATCCGCAAGGATGTTCCCATCCCGCCAAAGACTTCACAAGGTAAGAAGGGACACACAAAATGGGCATGGCTCTGGACTATGGAGGTCGGTGATTGCATCGACCTTGAGTCCCAAAAGGCAGTCAATGCAATTTATGGAGCAATCACTGCTCACGGTATCGGACCTGATAAAAAGAAAGGTAAGGGTTTGATCACACAACGTGCCATTAACGACAATAACGGCGAGAGAGTATTTCGCGTTTGGAGAATAGCATGAGCGATTATGACAACACTGACTCAGGGGCAGCATTCGCCCCTAAGTACAGCAAGATGATCCTTGAGGGTCCAATCAATGACAACGGTACGGATGGTCGTATTGCTGTCGTGCAATCTCAGACCAAGGATGGTGACATCATTCGTGATGTTTACATGAAGGTCGGCACGCTGTTTCCCAATGAAGCAGCAGATGAGAGCAGCGAAAAGTTCAACCCAAAGGCACCTAAGTACACTGGTCCCTTTGGCAGCAGACGTTGCTCGGTATGGACAGCGATGACCAAGGACAACGCACCGTATATGTCTTTCAAACTACAGGACAAATACAACGGTGACGCTCCTGCTGCTGCCGCGCCAGCGGCTAACGCCAACACCCCAACGCCGACAGAACTCGATGATGCTATCCCTTTCTGATCTGGTTCCATTGGAGAAAGTGTGCGCCGCACTTGAAGCTGCACCCCGCAAAGTGCAGCAAGAGTGCGGCAAGCACAAAATACCTGTGATCAAGATCGGCAACAAAGCATGGCTGACTAACGAGAATGTAGACAAATTACTGAGGGCATCAGAATGGCACTACACTTACACAAGCGAGGAAAATTCTGGCACGTCCAAGGTTCGGTATCGTGGGGCAACAAAACAGTCAGCGTACGCAGATCTACAGGCAGAACTCTCAAGCGAGAAGCCGAGCAAGTAGTCGATGAGTTTTATCAGCAGGCAATCAACACACTAAAGAATGGCAGTGACAATGCTGCCATTCCTTTTTCAATAGCTGCAATCAACTGGGTTAAAGCTAAAAAACGTAAGCCGACATGCCGACAAAATATCAAGCAATTAGGTAATTTCTTCCAAGACTACATATTGGGAGATATCACTGATGAAGCGTGGCGCAAGTACGTCAACCAGCAACATGCAGACAGCAGACCCGCTGCTATCAATCGCATTCGTACAACACTGGTGAGCGTGCTGCGTCATGCTTCTGTTAGTTACACTATAGCTAAAGAAAAGGAACCAGATAAGCGCATCGTCTTTCTGTCCATAGAGAAACAGAACGAACTGCTTGCTGCTTATCCAGAGTTCGCACGCCCATACTTCCAAGCCCTCTGTTATCAAGGTCTGCGCAAGTCAGAAGCCTGTCAGCTTTTGTGGAATGACGTGAATTTTCATGACGATATCATCCTCATACGGGGTGAGAATAATCACACAGGTTCAAGTAGATTCATACCGCTGCACACCAAAGTCAAAGCAACATTGCAGACCATGGAACGCAGATCAAATTTGTATGTGTTCACAAACAGATATAGCAGTCCATACTCATTAGGTGGACCGCGTAAAGTGCATGAGACTGCACGCAAGAAAGTGGGGCTACCCAGCTTTACCATACATGACTGGCGGCACCACTGGGCCAGCCGCTTGGCTATGCTAGGTACAAACTCAGCTACACTTATGGAGTTGGGTGGATGGGAAACACCAGACATGGTGCATCGATACGCATCTCTGAGTAACGAACACAAAAAGAACACAATCAACAAACTGTGAGGCGATTCATGCAGCTATTTCAATCAGATAAAAGTAAGGGCGATTCCCTTACCAAGGGTGCGCTCTACCGCTGGAGCTATGGCAGCATTATACCGAGCAACATTCTAACTCGTTGTTATCCTACAAGAAAACAAGTTCGTAAAGCACGTTTACGCCTTTGCATTAGTGCAGGGTTATGCATCTTCTTGTTAGTTTCGGTAATTTACTAATGCAAAACTCGCATATTTTTTACACAAATCTTACACAGAAAGGAAAACCAATGCGCCTTGCATACAGAAAACAGACCAGCAAAGCAATGATCGAAGCGCGTGCTGCTGGTTATTTATCAGTTCACACTACAGTCGATGGCATGGACAAATCTTATAAGCAAGAAATCAACAAGTACAAACAACAATGGGCAGAAGCAGCAAAGCTAATGCCTGAAAATGCATTTGCAGATGATGTAGCCGATGATGATGTCGGTCACTACTACCCCAGCATGACTGTAGTCGAAGGAGGACTGCACTATGAGTAACGTAATCAACCTACCTAAAGCAGATCGGCAGCTATCCAGCGAGGCTTTGCTTAAATTGATCAGTGAAAACGCTGATCGCTTTGTAGTTTTTGCAGAACATGAGTCCACATTACACGGTCTGGACGACAAAATGCCTGCATGTTTGAACGGTAACTCTATTCAACTCAATCTGGTAAACGACCTGTAATCGTTGCTGGAAGCCAAATAAAACATCGATTCTCAGCGACCTGAGTAAGACTAGCCGTGTCCTAGTACCTTAAAGTCTACGAGATTCGATGTTTTTTTAAACAGGAACAGCCAGCAGCCGCATACGATTACATAAACGCTCTGCTCTGTTAGGAACCTGACGATACCATTTGGAATCTTCCATCTGGTTTGCAGCCTCCTCGAAGTCGCCAGAATCTACTGCTGCTTTCATCTTCTTAAAAGCAGACAGACGGGGTAGGCCAAGATTAAACATCATGTTTGCAATGATCAGCTTGGCATCCTCCGGCAACTTATCAAAGTCAGGATACAACTTAACGCAATCCAGAAGCACAGCATCGAGGTCACGCTCAAACGCTGCCTGCACACGTTCTTCAGAGACAGGCGTACCTACTGGCTCACCAAACTCTGGGTCGTTAGTGCCAATCAAGTGACCAATTCCGAGCGTAAAGAATCCAAGATGATCCTTATAAATTTCGTGCTTGCAGCCCTCGTCAAGCTCGAGATCAACACGCAACTTAGCTATGTTCATTTCTTATTCCTTACGCTCTCAGCTAACCCACCACCAAAATAAAAACCAACGATAATCAGCATGATTTCGCCAATCCAGAAGTCGCCAAGAATTGCCTTCACGCCTTCAATGTCCCCCTTGCCAGCCAGTGTCATGCCTAGTGTGATCGCAAAACAGAGCAAGAAAGTGAAAGCAAACATCAAAGCAAGATACCGTTGGGCCAACTTAAATGGTTGGTATGCGGCTAACAAATCTGTCTTGGCTTTGCTCTTTGCCGCAATCTCTTCCTCAGATGTGACAACCATGTCATCAATTAGGCTCATGCCCTGCTTGATCACATCACCTGAACCTAGAATCTTGGTTAAGATACCAATCATTTCTGGCTCTCCTTGATAGCTTTTAATGTTTCATTAATGGATGGTGGTTTTGGCTTGTCGGGTTCAAAGTCACATAGATATTCTCTAGGGAACCATTCACCAATTTCAAATGCAGTAACCTCTTGAGTGTTCCAAGCACCTCGGTAAACACAATAGCGTTTTCCATTGATCACATCACATCCGACAAGCCGACATTGCACATACTCAGGCTGTGCTTTTGCTGCTTGGCCTTTGAGAAACAATATGAAAAGAGTAAGTATAGTAGCAGCTACTACTGACATCAAAATCCAGGCAACAATCTCAACAAACTTACGTCTGCGTTGTCTTTGCTTGTATAGAGTTTCTTGTCGTGATTTGCGAATCTGCCCTTCCATCTTGACAAGCTCATCCCACTTGCTTCGACCAAGGGTCATGCCAATCCATTGCTGTAGTTCGTACCTTTGTTGTTGTGCTTTTTCTTTGGCAGCGAATGTCTCTATGGCCTCTTGCTCAACAGACTTGCCAGAAAATAATTTTTTAAATATCGGAGGGTTCTTGGCTTCCTTCTCGAGCATGTCGAGATCACTAAGTGCGCCCATCCATCTCGACAAATCACCAGCCATAGATTCGATATCTTTTCCAATGGCAAAACCTTTTTTCAAAACGCCGAAAGCGGTTGAGGCTGTTGCCATACAAGAAATCGGGTCCATCAGTACACCCTCATATCCTTAGTAACGGCTTCGGGTACGCAATATGCTGTAATCTTCTGGCCTTGAGCATGCAGCTTCTTGGCAAAGAAAACGCATTCATTAATGTCGTAAAATCTCATTACCTCTGGCATGCGCTTGGCATCCACAAAAACGTAAAGAGCAAAAGCAACAAACGTCTCCACATTAGCTGCTCACAACCAAGTTAAGTAACAGCAGAATAGTAGTAGCAGCAGTGCCGATCATAATGTGTTCAATCCGCTTGATCCGCAGGATGGTTTCTTTCCACCGCTCAGAGCAGACCGCTTCGTGGGTATCTATCTGGGCCTGTACAGATGTGGCTGTTGGCTTTGCCATTACCAGCCAGCCGGAACAGCTTGCCGGATTGGCGGGTTGGCAAGAGCAGCCATCTGATCATCGAGCATTGTCTGCATTTCAGCCTCAGTCTTTTCCAAAGCCTCTAGCGTCTTGGCCTTGCACCAGTCCTTTGTAATGTCATCGAAAGCAACATAGTCACTGTCACCCTCGTCTGGTGTTTCGACAGCAGCAGTGCCGTAGGCTGTGACATTTAGTGCCTCGCCATCAGCATTTGTCTCGCTGTCAGACACAGCAGTCAGCCGCCAGTGGATTGTCTTGATGCAATCAGAGTGTCCGTTCTGGGCTTCGTTGCAAACGTCCAACGCTGGGAAGTCCCAAGTGTATGAATTAGCCATTGTCTACTCCTACGGCTTGGTGGGCCAGACGACATCGTCTAGCGATTGATATGAGTTGGTGATATCTCTTAGAGCCTGACGATATGCTGTTTGGTCGGATGTCATTTCTGCCGTGTCAGACAAAGCCCAATGGTCTGTTTCAGTTATCAGTATGTCACGCCTTGCCCTTAGTCGGCGCAAGTCATCAGCAGCAACAAGCTCAGTTGCTTTTGAAGCCACGGCAGTTTCGTC